TAAATTCTGTTGAAAGTGTATCAAACGTTAAACATGTAACGCCTAAGGGTATTACTGTCATTCATTATATTACTAAGGAACATGCACATAGTATTGTAATCCCATTTATCAGATAACTCTTCTTTACTCGAAATAAGAAAAGCACTCATAGCCGACATGTCATTTGTCGAAGTAAATTCTTTTTTCTCTAAAATAAAGGGTACTGTGAACCTAGCTGTTATAGATTTTTTACCAGCTGTCAAATCAAATTTTGATGAAACTAATTCTGGGATTTTGGATCTAATAAGCTCAGTTCTTATAGTATCAGTTTTAAAAGTTGATACAGAATATGCTGATTCTCCTGGATCAAACATATCTTCTTCTGTTTTTTCTTCAGGGGGGTCTGGTTCAACATCTATATCGTCTAAAAATTTAAAAGGATCATCGTCATCCATTTCTACTACACCTTCTAAATTTCTTGCTTTTTCTATAATATCATCATCAAGTTCATCTTCGTGAGCTAAGAATAAGAATGGGTTATCTTCAGACATACTTAGTTCTATTTCATCAGGTTCATTAAAATCTATGCCTAAATTTTCTAAGTCTTCATCTTCTACTACACTTTTACTGATTGATCCTGTCATTTGATGAAGTGTCACTAAAGTCGTATCTGTCATTTCCGGTTCACATAACGGTATTATAGGGTTAAATCCTTCCCCAGTTAATAGGAACATCACTAACATGCCATTGATTCTTTTAATACCTACATGAATTAAATCAATGTCAGAAGCTTTGTAAGGAGTATAATATTTGTCACCAGTGATGAAATCCGGTTGCCAAACTACAGTATCTTTCCAATTTACAGTATAATGTTCCCATACTCTTTTAGTTTTCGACAAACGCTCTTCTTCTATACCTAAAGATGTAGCTTCTACTTCATCACCTCTCATTGATACATTATATTGAAATTTTGTTTCACCAGCAATGGTATATTTTCTATCTGAATCTGGCATTTTAAGTTTATGAGGTTTAATAACAAATAATGAACTCCTATGTACGTTTTTATGTGAATATCTATTTGATGTCATTTGATATAATGTTACTAAAGCTTGGATAGTTTTAACATATCCTTTATGATTTCTGCCTTCATCTTTAATAATATTATTTACTTCTTCAGTTATATCTATATTACCAATATCAGCTATATAAGTGTCCGAACTGAAGATCTCATTTAAGGTTAATATCCTCTTCCCTCTAAATTTTTCTTTAGGTATAGATAAGATTCTTCTAATGTTTCTAACTGTATATTTTGGAATTATAGGTGTACTATCTGACATGGCACCACTGTAACTTAATCTGCTTGAACCGTAAAAATTAGACTTCATATACCATATCATAGGGCTCCTCTGTATATCTTGTTTTAATGTAAATACAAAAGCATCATATTTTCTATTAAATAATTTATGAAATCTTAATTTGATTGATGTTATGAATTCTAAATATGAATTAGGCTTAATGTCTGAATCACCTCCAAAACATTTTGGTCTAAATTCTGCTTTTAATAAACTAGTCATTCTATCTATTTCTTGATTATCTACATAATCCATCCAATAAGTTCTATAATCAGGTTTCCTTGTTATACTATTTAGACTTATATCTTTCATACTATTTAAAAATTCTTGTGCAAAATATAAATCTGTGTCAGCTCTTTCAAAATCAGCTGCTATGGGTATTCTAGTATTGGTACTAATATCAAATCTCCCCTCTATGTAATTCTTGACTAAGATTCTTATATCTCTTCGAGATAGTTTACTACCATAAGAAGCTAATGCCAAGCAATTAGTTCTGTATAACTTTGTATCCAAAGGAGTTTGTCCTATTGCAAATCTTTTATATATGCACTTAATATTTTCATCTGGATCCTCTCTTGATAATGAAGCTAAAATTGGTGTTAGCATTGAATTGCCATAATTCCTATATAATAGAGGTAAATAAGCAGAAGAAGGAACAGTTTGTACAAAATCTCTTATTGCTCGTTTAGTTCTAGATGGTTTTCTTTGTAAATTAACTAAACCACTAGCTGAAAATTGTGGTTTTGATAAAAAACTTTTATCATCTGTTTCAATATCATTAATCTCGAAACTCTCGAACCCTACTAAATTATTATATGTTTCTAGATGAGTTAGATTTCTGCTATAATTCTTAATAACTTTCCTTAAATAATTCCCTTCACTATGAATTAAAGGATTAACTTCTATTAGACCACCCAATTCTAGTGGAATCTCAAAAATTTTAGTGCCGATATCTTCATATAAACCATAATTTGCTGTTTGAAGTAAAGCCATTAAATTTAATACCATATGCATAACCATGGAGCCTACTACTGAACCATCTTGTCTTAAATATTCTAGACTTTGAGATGATGCATGTTTAGCAACATCAGTGAAATCAACTTTATGAGAAAAATCAATGTAAGATAATGTGCTCTTAATATCTGGCTTATGTAACCCATATGAAGTTATGAATGTAGAATTAAATTCGCAAACGAATTCGGCAAATACGCTTTTTGATTCATTTCTTTCTATACCGCAGTCTAACCCTATTGTATTTTGTATATGATTACACAAATTAATTAATCTATATATGCCAGTGTGTTCTTCTTCTCCTAAAATTTTCTGAGCTTTAATGATTCTCATATAATCATCTGAGGTACAGAAGAGATCTATTTCTAATTCCATATCAGATAAAGTCTTTGTAACATGTTTAATAAATCTTAAAATATCGCTATGAAGAACACTAGAATTAACGTTAAATATACCTTGTGACATACCTTCTTCAGTTCTAAATACCTGATTTCGCAAAGAGCAATAAGTTGTAGTTCTATCTTTGTGTGCAAACCATCTTAGTGTTCTATTAACAACATCATCCTTAATTCTAGTTTCTATTTTTTCACTAGGCTTTTCTTCAGGATTTATTAATGATTTACTTATTTTATCAAGATCCTTTTGTTTTAGACTATTATTTATACCCTTTGATTTAAAATGTTGATAGAATTGTTCAGGAAATCTACTTATTTTATTACCAAATTGCTTATAACATTGTCTTAAGAAATCAATCTGATTTTCATTTTCTAATCTCATCCCAACAACAGAGAAAAGAGCATAAATATTTTGAGATGGGCCCCATTTAGAACAATCAGCATTATCATAAATTACATAGTTATACTTTCCATCTTTCTTTTCTCTCCTACTTTGCTCATATCTATCCCTTACTTTAGTATCTTTATCGGGCTCTTCTACAAAATTAACTCTGTAATTACCTTTGACTCTTTCTTTCTCTCTTATTTGTCTAGAAAATTCTTCTATAAACGCAGCAACTAATTTGAGTGGTGCATTCATAACTGGAATTTCCCTATAGCCTAATTGGTCTTTATCGAATGTTCGCATTACCATAGCTACATTTTTAATAATACCAAAACTTATTAAGGGTAGTAAGTTAATAGAATTTCTGCCAACTTCTGATAACTTAGTTATATCTAAAATATCAGGTTTAATTACCTCATCTATTGAAGTATGTATATCTCCATAAGTAGCTTGTGTTGGTAAATTAGCATCAGTGAGGAAAGAATGATAATAATCCATTATTGTTAGATATGATTTTGAAGTTTGCGTCACTTTACCTTTATCCAGTACACTAGTTGGCTGAAACCCGAACTTATTAACAAGTGTAGTAGAACCTCTATTATTAATAACATCAACTGCATTGAACGTTAGAAAACATTTACCAAGTTGGTAGGTTTTTTCAGACATTTGTCCGATTTTCATATTATTTGGGAATTTTTTATTGTAATGTACTATAGAATACATGGTTGATAATAATATATTGTATATGTTAGGTCTGTGAAGTTCACCCCTATTGTTGACATTTTCTATTAGAACTTTTCTAAAAGATTCATAACTATCTATTTGTATAGCATTTATATGCCTAGCTTCAAATTCTAATGGTTCATCATCACGAACTTTATCAAATTTAACCCTATTTTTAACTATTTTCTCCATGACGCCAGCTTGACTAACAATTTGGTTAAATCTATAAGTTGTTAACATTTTACATATATAAAAAGAGTTATAACAATTTTGATTTATAGGTAAAAATACACTTTCGTGTGGAAAAGCTATTGCCCACGGAAAACTAGTTACTTTAGTTTCTTTAGGACCTTTTATGGTCATGCCAGTTTGTGTTGTTAATGAAGTCAACTTTCTTTTAACTGAAAATATTTCTATCATATTAGACATTTTAACCATCCTTAACATATACAATTTACTAATATAATTATCTGGCCTATAATAATGTAATTCGTCAGATGTTTTAGCTACTGAATCACTAAGAGGCTTTGATAAATCTGGATCTATTTTTTGACACAGTTTTTCCCATAACTTTCTACACCCAGAAGATATTCCAGTTGAATTTACAAAGAAGAACCTAACGCTTTCAGCAGTTTGAGAAAACTTATTGTCATTAATGGCTAACAATAATGAAGACATTATCCAAGAGTTATGATTAACTTTATCTCTGGTTGGTTTATTGTGATCCTCATTACAATCTGAGTAAGATAAGCTAAAATGTGACCACATTAGGAATTTAAAGAATAATGTAGTGTACCAATCTAATTCACATGGACTAAGATTAAACCATTTAGTGCGACCAGATAATGGTTTACGACAAAAATCTGTAGTTTCATTAAAATCATCAGAAAATATACAATTTAAGGTGTCTTTATTTACATTTAAAGTTTGATTTAGATTTGTCAAAATTATACCAGATCTCCCTTTAACTTTATCTAAAGAAAAAATACATTTCCTGCTATTTAAGCTAGAATGTTGAGATTTAACATAATGAAATTTCTTGAAATTAGTAGATGCCGTGTGACATATAGATGCAATATTTGAATAATAATCTGTTATTCTCCTACTACCAACAAATTCATAATCACGCTGGCATAATACCTTAGAAAATTTTTGAACAGGTGAATCATCTGGTAAGTCATGTATCATATTTAAAAATCCCTTACTCATTTTGTTAGTACTTGTAGCTGTAGTCCAAAATTTAACATCATCCTCTAATTTTTGTTCTAAGTCGGTAAATGTTGATACTTGTTTATCGCTTTTGGTCTCATTATCTTCACCTAGAGTTAAATCTAGAATCGTATTAAATTGTGAATTTGTGACATCTATCCATATAGCTTTTAATTTGTCGTCTTCATCAAAAGTTGGTTTGTTAGCCTTAGTTGCTCTTTTAATAACAACTCCTCTATAAGTACCTTTAGTTATTACATATTGATCCATATCTTTAAGCATTCCAATAGCTTTCATTAAAGGATGGCTAAGTTTACTACATTCACTAAAAAGTTCATTAGGATTTTCAGGTTCTTTTAAGTTTTCCTTAAGATAAGGGAATGGCAATGACCATCTTTCTTCACAATTTTCATAAACATCAAATATATCTTGATAATTTTGTTTTTTTAGTTTATCGTTTGAACACCATCTTCTAGTTAACTCACGGTAGATCCTAGCAGATTTAGGGTTATTACTACCAGTTATTTCTTTTAAAACATCTATTTGTTCATCAAAATGAGGATACTCTTGATACTGTTTAGTAAATTTTTTAACTTTTTTATCGAAATTATCTGTATAATCATCTACTAAATTTAAAACTTCAGCTTTAGTAAATGATCTACAAATTTTAAGAAGATGATTAACCCCATCAAAGTCTTTTTCAAATTCATTAGATACAATTTCAGGTGTTGTTATTACGCTAGGGTAATCAAACAGATAGAACCCATTTAATACTATTTTCTGGCTACTTTGTCTAATTTCTGGTAATTTTTGGTTTAATTTAAGATATTTCTCTCTTGCGTTTTCTTCTTTCATAGTAACTGGTTTCATAGAAGTACCTTCTTCCCATTTAACTGGTTCAGTCATGTCTACAAAACCCCATACTCTTTCACCATTCTTGAACTCACTCCAAAGTATGTCAATGTCTGATAACATTCTCTCCCCATTGCAGTTTGTTCCTTCAATAAGATGTATGAAAATAGGGTATTTATCTTCTTCTCTTCTACCTTCCAATTCTACAATGCAATAGTTTAGTACTGACTCCAGGTGTTGTAAATGTTTCTTGGGATCCTTCTGGAAGACATTTACTTTAGACATTAACTGATTATTCTTCCTCCAAATATTGTCTAAGTCTTTCAAACTCATGCTAGGCTTGCCATGTAGTGCCTTTAAGTGAGAAAGTATTACTCTAATGTCCGTTAATGTATAAACATTTTTAGAGATTTCATCAAGTAAAAGATCAGCATTAACGTCTGAATCTATTTGATTCCAGAATTCACGATTGTGACTATCTTTCCACTTGTACATTTTGATTTTATTCCAACTACTCG